TCGCAGCAGGTGGTATCGCTGGCATGTTAGGAGAGTAATGAGACCTGACCAATTTTCACAAATGATGAAATACTTAACTAGGCCTTCAATGGCTCGTGGTGGGCGGATTGGATTTGCTGATGGCACAGCGGATCCTGAAGGTTTAGCAAAATGGGTGCAAGAATTTGATGGTACAACACGACCTAATTTTACAGCTGTTGCTAAACAATTTGGATATAAAGACAAGAGCGCAGTTAATACAGCTATTGCAAAAGTAGGTAGAGAAGATATTCTTGATCTACCTTCTCCTAAAAGCAAAGAAACTTTAAGAAAAGAATCAGTCGCTGCAAAAAATGTAAATTATTTAAATGATGTAGAGTTCGAAAGATTAAGTAGAAATTTTGGTCCAGAAACCTATGATAAATTTAAAACAGGTAGCGATGCAGAGTTTGCAGAATATTTAAATAGTAAGGGACATAAAGCTTTTGGAAATAAAAATTTTACAGTAGATAATGTAAGTTCGAGAAGATTAAAATTAAATTTACCTAATACTAATATTACAACAAGAGGCATTGTTAGATTTAGTGATGAAGATATTCTTAAAGAAGCTGACAGAATGTATCTTAAGTATGATGTTGAAAAAGAAGGAATGAAAAAAATTAGAAATAGAGTTTTTTCAGCTAGAGATATAGAAAAAAACTTAACATTAGAAGAAAAAGAAAAGTTATATAAGCAAAGACAAACACCACCTAAAACACCTAGACAACATCCATATAACATAGGCAACCTTAAAAAAGTATCTTCTGGCGAAGCGGCAAAAAAATTATTTTGGAGAGACTTATTAACAAACGCTCAAAGACATCAATCTACTTTAGTAGGTAGGGAACAAGGATTAGCTGAATCACATATAAAATTTTTAAACTCTAATCAAGTAAGACCAACTGATATAAAATCAACGTTTGATATTAAACTTATAGATACTAATGTAATTGACCCTAAAACAGGAAAACCTAAAGTATTGACATATGATAATTTCTTAAAACATATCGATGAAAATCAAAAATTATATAGAACGGATTCTAAAACAGCAATGGGTGAATATAAAAAGAAAAGATTTATACAAGAAAATACAGATCTTTATAAAAAGTTTGGTAAAATATTTGGTCAAAATTATCCTTTTCACATCCATCATACTGCCAGTAGAGGAGTAAATGCTTTTAATGTTCAATTTGCAGTTGGTAGCGAAAACATGAAGGAAAATAGATTTAGAACAATTTTTAATAAAGAATGGAATGCTGCAAAGAATTTTGGTGAGCAAAGGGCAGCGGTAAAAAAATATTTAAATAATGTACCAAAAAATTTAGAAGTAAGATTAAAAAGAACACCTTATGGTGTTAGAGAAACTTTTGTTGATATGACTAAAAGAATTGCACCAGAACTTGAACAACAAGTTATAAAGGCTGGTGGTGTTAAGCTGAGAGCACAATCAATTCCCCTTGTAGAAAATTTATTTAATACAGCAGCATCTATCGGAGACGATGTTAAAAAAGCAAAGTATTTAAAAGCTGGTTTTAAAACTTTAGGTATAGCAGCAACGCCACTTGTTATATATGATACGTACAAAGCATTTGAGCAAGGTAAACCTGTATTGGAAGCTTTAGAACAAGGGTTTATTGGAACTAATTTAATTGGTGGAACAAAAGATATTTTATCTCTTAATCCTGAAGAAAGAAAAGCTAGAAGTGTTGTTAAACAAGATGCATTAAAAGATTTAAATTTAAATATGCCCATGGGTTTTGGTTTTATCGAAGGTCCAACACCAGATACAGATATGACTTTACCAGAAGCACAACAGAAAATGGATGCAGGAATAAAAAGAGTTCAACAAGAAAGAGCTCAAAAAGAATCTGATATAGCTGCGAATAGAGATAATTTTTTTGGTAATTTAAGAGATAGAGTTTTTGGTATTGGGCAGGATTACAAATTAGAACTAGCAGGCGGCGGTATAGCTAAAATAGCTGGCGTAGATCAAGGCCCACCACCAGAATCAGGACCAAACTCACAAGGGTTGCAAGGTCTAATGAAACGTGTTAGAAACTTATAGGAGTATAAATGGCAGATATAGACAAAGGACTCCCGAACACTCGTACTAAACTTGAAGTTCCTTCAGAAGAGGAAATACAAGAAGTTACTGTTCAGGAAGAACAACCAGAAAAAGGACCAATTGAAGTTGTACCTGAAGAAGATGGTGGTGCAACAATCGACTTTGAACCGGGAGCTATCAACATACCGGGAACAGAATCACACTTTGATAACCTAGCAGATATTTTACCAGATGATGTGTTAGAGCCAATCGGCAGCGAGATGACACAAAATTATATGGATTACAAAACTTCCAGAAAAGAATGGGAGCAATCCTACATACAAGGTTTAGATCTTTTAGGATTTAAATATGAAAATAGAACTGAACCGTTTCAAGGAGCAAGTGGTGCAACACACCCTGTAATGGCAGAAGCTGTTACTCAGTTCCAAGCACAAGCTTACAAAGAATTATTACCAGGTGATGGACCTGTTAGAACACAAATTATTGGTGTTAAAAGTCCTGCAACAGAACAGCAAGCAACACGTGTTAAGGACTTTATGAATTATTTAGTTATGGATCAAATGAAAGAGTATGAAGCAGAGTTTGACTCAATGCTATTTCATTTACCTTTAGCAGGATCTACTTTTAAAAAAATTTATTATGATACAAACATGGGACGAGCAGTTTCTAAGTTTGTACCTGCAGATGAATTAATCGTTCCGTACACAGCTACCTCATTAGATGATGCGGAAGCGGTTATTCATACAATTAAAATTTCTGAAAACGAATTAAGAAAACAACAAGTTAATGGTTTTTATCGTGATGTAGAACTTGGACCTCCAGGTACAGATACAAATGATGAACTTGCAAAAAAAGAACGTGAACTAGAAGGTGCAAAGAAAACTGGAAAGAACGAGCCAGTTTACACATTGTTAGAGTGTCATGTTAATTTAGACTTAGAAGGTTTCGAAGAAGTTGGTGCCGATGGGCAACCAACAGGAATAAAATTACCTTACATCGTAACTGTTGAAGAAGGTAATAGGAAAGTTCTTTCAATTAGAAGGAACTTCGCGCCCAATGATCTAAAGAAACGTAAGATCCAATATTTCGTCCACTTCAAATTTCTGCCAGGACTAGGATTTTATGGCTTTGGACTCATTCATATGATTGGCGGATTGAGTCGTACGGCAACGGCGGCTCTCCGTCAATTATTAGATGCGGGTACCCTATCAAACTTACCAGCAGGATTTAAACAAAGAGGTGTAAGAGTTAGAGATGAGGCATCACCAATACAACCAGGTGAATTTAAAGATGTAGATGCACCAGGTGGATCTTTACGTGATGCATTCTTTCCATTACCATACAAAGAACCATCTCAAACATTATTAAATTTATTAGGTATAGTTGTACAAGCTGGTCAAAGGTTCGCGGCTATTGCTGACATGCAAGTTGGCGATGGTAATCAAGGCGCTGCAGTTGGTACAACGATTGCATTATTAGAACGTGGATCAAGAGTAATGTCTGCAATACACAAAAGATGTTACGCAGCTATGAAAGCTGAATTTAAATTACTTGCAAAAGTCGTAGCACAATATCTACCACCTGAATATCCATTCGACGTTGTTGGTGGTGCAAGAAATATTAAACAAACAGATTTTGACGACAGAGTAGATATTATTCCTGTAGCGGACCCTAATATATTTTCTATGTCACAAAGAATTACATTAGCGCAAACACAATTACAGATAGCAACATCAAATCCACAAGCACACAACATGTATCAAATATACAGAAACATGTATGAGGCGATCGGTGTAAAAAATATTGATGCAGTATTACCACCACCTGCACCAAACGCACCAATGGACCCAAGTATGGAACATATTAATGCTATGACAGGAAAACCTTTTCAAGCTTTTCCAGGTCAAGACCACAGAGCACACATTACAGCTCATTTAAACTTCATGTCTACTAATATGGTTAGAAATAATCCTATGATTATGGCTGCAATACAAAAAAATATACTAGAACACATATCAATTATGGCTCAAGAACAAATTCAACTTGAGTTTAGAGAGCAAATGCAACAAATGATGATGCTACAACAGCAAGCAGCAGTAAATCCACAGGCTCAACAACAACTTCAACAGATTACACAAGCTTTTGAAGCAAGAAAAGCAGTGTTAGTTGCAGAAATGACCGAAGAATACATGAAAGAAGAGAAGCAAATTACATCACAATTTGATTCTGACCCACTATTGAAGCTAAAATCACGTGAAGTTGACCTTAGAGCAATGGAAAATGAACGTAAAAAGAAGGCAGACGAGTCAAAATCTGATTTTGATAGAGCAAAATTGATGCAAGCAAGAGATTTAGCCGAAGATAAGCTAGATCAGAACGAAGATTTAGCAAAATTACGTGCTGGAGTTAGTCTTGCGAAGACAGGTGTACAACAAGCTCAAGTTATGGTAGAGGAAGATTAATAAGAAGGAGAAAAAAATGCAAAAACTTAATAATATTAAAGTTAGTTCAGTTCCAGAGCAGCAGGTTGAGATAGATCCAAGATCTAAAACAACTGCTGACAAAGCATTTAACTTTATTGCCAAACCTGAAGAGGTTAAAGTAAAAGGCACTAAAAGAATGTTGGCTGAAAAAAGCAAAACAGCAATAGTAGTGTAATATTATGTGGTTATCGGCAATAAAATTAGCCGTTTCTGCTGGAAGTAAGATTTATGCTAACAAGCAGAGAACGAAAATGGCAATGTCAGATGCACAATTAATGCATGCTGAAAAGATGGCCAGAGGGGATGAAGCTTACCAAGGCAAATTGTTAGAAGCCCGTCAATCAGACTGGAAAGACGAGGCAGTTTTGATAATTCTCAGTTTGCCCGTGTTGGTGCTGGCCTGGGCAGTCGTATCAGATGATCCAACAGCCATGGACAAAGTAAAATTGTTCTTCGACATGTTCTCGCAGCTCCCGTCATGGTTCACAAATCTTTGGATCCTTGTCGTGGCAAGTATTTATGGTATAAAGGGAACACAAATTTTTAGAAACGGCGGAGGAAAAAAATAATGTTTAAAAAAATTCAAGGTATATATAATGTTGCAAAAACTATAGCCAAAACATTAAAAGGAAATAAAACATCAGATACTATTAAATCTGTTAGACCTGGACAAAATTTAGCAAAAAAAAGAAAAATTCAAGACGAAAAAACTCAAACCACATCTCAAATAGTAGATGGTCTTAGCGATGAAGGTAAGAGAAATGTTAGAACTAAAAATCCATTGGCTAAATTTAATAAAAAAATAGCTGACATATATGATAAAAAAGCTAAAGGTGGTAGAGTTGGTTTAAAAGCTGGAACTAATCCATTTAAGAAAAAATCAAACGTACAAAAAATTAAAGAAACATTTGGTCCTAAAAAAAGAGTAAATGCTAAAGGTGGAAAATTAATAGGTGGTCAAAAAAATATAGATGTGGCAGCACCATTTGGAACTATCAACAAAAAAGATTTTGCAAAATTAAGAGATAAGAAAACTAAAAAGAAGGTAATATAATGGCTGACGATATTAGTAAAAAATTAGATGCAAAAGTAAAAGACATGGCGATTGGTAATACTTTAGGAAATATAATTGTTACAAGTAAAAAATTAAGAGATCAATTACGTAAAAAAGATCCTGTAAAAGCAAAAGCTGGTTTAAAAACAGGAGGAAGAGCTGGTTTAAAAGGTGGTGGTATCTGTAAAAAAGGTATGAACAAAAAAGCAATAGGGAGAAATTCATAATGGCAAAACTATGTCCAAGAGGTAAAGCAGCAGCGAAGCGAAAATTTAAAGTTTATCCGTCTGCATACGCGAACATGTACGCATCAGCAGTATGCTCAGGTAAAGTCACACCAGGTGGCAAAAAGAATAGAAAAAAAGCTATGGGTGGTGGAGTTATAGATATGACTAGAATGAAATATTTAAAAGGAGGACAAGTATAATGTCAGAATACATAACTAAGAAAAAGAAAAAAATTGATTTAGGTGAAATTGTTTCTAAAGCTTTAAATAAAGAAGATAAGCCACAATACATAACTAGAAAACAAAAATTTATAACTAAAAAATCTTCAGAAGAAGATAAGCCACAATACATAACTAAAAAATCTCGAGAAGAAATTAAGGAAAGAGCAATGAGAGGAAATAATATGAGTGGTGGAAGAGTAGGATTAAAATCTGGATCTAAAGGCTGTAAGTTAGCTATGAAAGGCAAAGGAAGAGCTTACGGAAAGAACTCGTAATGAGAACTTACTACTCAAAAGGTGGAGGACTCAGAGAATGGGTCAAACAAAATTGGGTGGACATTGCAAATAAAAAATCAGATGGATCATATCCAAAGTGTGGAAGAAGTGGTGGAGAAAAAAGAAAAAATTATCCTAAATGTGTACCGATTGCAAAAGCAAGAGGAATGTCTAAAGGACAACGTGCGGGTGCAGTAAAAAGAAAACAAGCAAAAGCAAATACAGGTCCCACACCTAGTAGAGCTGCAACATTTGCAAAGAAAAAGAAAATAGCATAATGAGAAGACGAGATAGACAACCACCAAAAACTAAAAAGTATTTCAGATCTACAAAGTCTGGAGCAGGGATGACAAAAGCTGGGGTCTCCCGATATAGAAGAGAAAATCCCGGTTCAAAACTAAAAACAGCGGTCACTGGCAAGGTCAAACCAGGATCAAAAGCTGCTAATCGACGTAAGTCGTATTGCGCAAGAAGCGCAGGCCAAATGA